TGTACAGTGCGTCAAGTGCATCTACTTCAATCTGAACGCCGTTTTTGATTATCTCTGCGATGTTGATCATGTTGTGTGCTCCGTTTGTTTGTTTGTTTGCTTTCGATAGGGGAATATTAAGCCATGCCGGCTAAGGGTGCAAGCACTGCAAGCACCTTTAATATATCGATTAGCTATATCAAACGGAGTTTTTATTACTATAGTATTCTTTGGCGAGTCGCTCGACATCTGGCAGGATTACGGGTGGGACGCGTTCAAGCATAGCAGCCCTAGCGGACCTGTCGCGGCCTCTGGCAACCTGGGAGCCTAGTTGTATACATGCTATTTGAACATGCTTTAGGATGAGCTCACGCCAGTCTAGTGGCACCTGGTCCAGGGTTGACCGGCCATAGATTACATCGTCGGCATAATGCCTAGGTCTTTTGCCAGTCGGCGATTGCATCCACTACCCCTTTCCAGCCCAGAGCGATGCAGACAAACGCGCCCGCGTCCTGGCAGTTATTAAGAAACGCGATCTGCTCGGGTGATATTTTGGATTTAGTGTGATCCATTCTTTTCAGCTCGCACACAAAAGGCGGTGAGCCGATTATAATAATGTCAGCAGCGCCCGTGGTCATGCCTTCGGCCTTATGGCGCATAACCTGGCCCGGCGTTCGCTTTCCCTCATTGCGTGGGTGCAGGGCTATAGCGCGCAGCTTGGGTGATAGCTGATTAAATAGCGTGATCTGTTCGGCCGACTCTGGCGAGCATGGCCCGCGATATTTAATGTCGCCGTAAACTTTAATTGATTTCGGGAATTTCATCTAATGCCTCATTGTGTCCATAGATTTTATAGAAACCTTTTTCTTTCATCTTTTTTAACGTTAGTGTTTTAGGCATTGTTCCATAGTTCGGAAGTGATGACAAAAAGACCTCGATTGATGGTGCGATTCTACCACTAAAAACAGATTCATTTAATGACTCCCATTCGTCCAATTTCTCCGGCATATACCAAATAGAAAATGATCTATACTCGGTGGTGTAATCCACCTTAAGCGTTTGGTTCCCGCTTTTGCTTATCCATTCTTGGCAGTGCCAGCCCAGTACCCTGTCTGTGCTTTTAGCGTATGGATCGGACTTCAACTTTCTAAACTCCATGACCAGCTTTTCGTTCGGGTCGATTAGTTCGCCTTTGCACTTTTCACAATAGCGCGCTGCTATGTCGTTATCGTGTTTGCAACTTTTGCACTTTTTAGACGTCCATCTGTATTCGCATCTGGCATATGTTCCGGCAGCTAAAAATTGACCGTGGCAGCGCCTCCCAAAATGTGAGGGTATTTCTAACTTGACGCCTGCAAGGTCGGCAAAGTATCCATCTTTCGTTATATGGAATTGATCAGGGTTCGGGCGGCCCGAGAAGTCGTTTATATAATTACAGTCGGGGCATTCAACTTCGGCACCGCCTACCACCTTTGTGGATTTATAAGCTTTAATGTCTGGGTTAAATACATCGCCATCGGGGCAGTGCCGTTCTATGTTTTCCGCGTAGTCCAAGACTAGACAGTCTTTTTTGCCGGCATCGATGCGCAACCCGCGCCCTATAATTTGTTGCATCAACCCGACAGACTCGGTGGCGCGCAATATAGCAATAACATCGACGTGGCTTGCATCAAAGCCGGTAGTCAATACGGAAACGTTGACCAGGTATTTTATCTGTCGGGCTTTGAACGCTTTTAATATTTGTTCGCGTTCAGGCTTTGGCGTTTCGCCCGTCACCAGGGCGCTGTTCCCGCGTGGTAGGCTTTGCATAACCTCCTTTGCGTGAGGCACAGTTGCGGCAAATATCATTACGCCTTTTCGCCCGGCGGATAGCTCGACCACCTCGGCAATGATGGCAGCTGTTTTCCGGCCTTCACCTTCAAACGCTTTTTCAACCTGGCGGGCATCAAATTTGCCCATGCTATTCAATTCCAAGCCGGTGGTGTCATAACCAGCGTGGCGCTCGGTAGTCGGTGGCGTTAAATAACCCTGGTCGATTAATTCTTTCGCGCCTATTTTGAACACCAGCTTTTTAAAATATGGTTCTACTGTTTCGTGTTCCGGTATCGCCCTGTCGTTTTCATCGAGCTGATAAATATAACCGCTGCCGAGCCGGTATGGCGTGGCAGACAATCCCAGCACGCGCAGCTGAGGGTTCTTTTCGCGCAAATCATTAATGATGAATTTAATTGTGGGTGTTATGCCGTGGGCTTCATCAACGATAACAGCTGCAAAGTTTTTGAACCGTTCCAAGCTGTTTTTAACAGTGCCAGGCGTGCCGAATACGACATAGTGCTCTAAGCTCTTTTGCCCGGTCGAGGCGCTGTACAGGCTTGCCATGCCGCCGGCTGCAATGTATTTGCCGTGGTTTTGTTCGACCAGCTCTTTTGATGGTGCCAGGCAAAGCACCCGTTTTTTGCTGGTTTCGTGAATCCATTGCGCAAGCTCTGCGATTATGTGCGATTTTCCCGCACCCGTTGCGGCATCGATTATGCAGGGGTCATAACATTTAGAAAGAAAAGCTTTCGCGGCATCGACGGCGTTCTGTTGGTATGGTCTTAACATTTCTTGCCCCAGTTTTCGCCTGCGCGGATTCTACACGCGTGCGGTTCACTTATCCTAAAATAGTATGCGAGCTCTGCCAGTGTGCATTTGTGCTGCAATCGACGGAACGAACGAAGCGCGCCGGGTGTCATTACGCGCGGATTGCTTCTCATCTAAGCAACCGCCGCAAGATATTCGTCATGGAATGCTTTAAGCTTTGGCAGTGTTTTGTCAATATATTGCTGACTAAAAAAAACCATTTCGGTGTCAAATTTAAACCGGTTCCATTGAATGAAATACGCTGTTGTCCGCTCACTGCAAAACATTTCGTATTGAACCTGTGCATAGTAGTGGGGCAAATGCGCCAGGCTTTTAAATTCTGGTTCGGGCTTTTCACGCAAACCAAACGGGCATTTAATTTCGGCAATGGCATCTGCGCCAATCAATCCATCGGGTGAAGCGCCGAGCCAGTTGTATTCTGGGTGGACTATAAACCCGCATTCTTTAATGGTAATGCCTGTTTCAAGCTCGAAATCGAATACGGCGTTTTCCTCGTTCCGGCTTCCGTATTCCGTGGCGACATTGCCGGTGAAAGTGGACTGACCGAGTATCGAGCGCATGGCGTCTTTGGTGCTAGACCAAGGATTAACGCCAAGAATCGCGCCAATCTGGGAGCCAGTGACCCGGCCTTTGCGTGCGTCGAACCATTCTTGTGATAGTTGTTCCATTGTTTTACCTCGAAAAAAAAGGCCCCGTAGGGCCGTATTATTAGAAGGGAATATCTTCGGCGGCTACTGGTGCAGCGGGTGCGGAGTTGACCGGCGATACTGCCATGACCCAGTTTCCTGATTTGTCGTCAATTTCCCATAGGCCGAGCTTGATAGCCATGGGCTTATTAGATAACGCGGAGCTGAGCTGGCTATCACCGGGCTCGGTGCCGTTGCGCATTAAGTCACCGCCGGCGTTTGCATCGATAGCGGCGAGCATCTTTAAAGCACGGTCGCGTTTAGTTTTATCTTGCTCTTTTACGCGGATCTTATGGAAGATCTTGCGGCCTTTGTGTTCGCCGTCTAACACTACCCAGCGGGCCGACACAAACGAGTCACCCTGGTATTCGTCCCATTTAATCTCGTCAATTGCTGCGACCACTTGGGTGTTAGCTGGGATGGGCTTAATCTGAACATTGCTGTCAAATGAAGTTGAAGCTGCTGCTGTTTTGCCGTCTGAAAGATCGAAGAATGACATATTATTTACCTTCTTTATTGTAGGTGGCGAGTGCCGGAATATATTGAGTGAGCGGGTTTTCGTTTTTTGGTACAAATACATTTTCTGTAATGCCATATCGGTTCTTGCTAACGTTCGACGCCGTGGCATAGGTTACTAGCAACCGTGAGCCGTCCGATGTGGCTTTTTTCTTGTCGCCGTCGCCGCTGGTGTAGGTTTGCAGCTTGAGAAACCCAACCATATCAACATCGTCTACATAAGGTGCTACTGAGCGTTTGCCGAGGCGCAGATTGTATCGAGTGTACGGGTCCATATCTGGCAGCTCGATTGTCTCGGTGTCTGCGTGGGCAATGTATACGATAGCAATGTTTTTGTCGGCATTGATTTTTGACATTAGTTTGCCGACCCGGTGGTGCAGAGTGGCTACTGCGCCAAGACCTGCGCCATATCCGCCAAGTGCTTGGTTGATGCTCTTGGGCTTCTTTGGGTCGCTGTCGATAACGTTTTGCATAAAGATACGCTCGAGCGCCGTTACACTGTCGATGATGATCGTTTTGTATTTGTGATCCTCTTTATAGAGTGCCGTCATCTGTTCGATCAGCTGTTCAAGTGATGTTACTACCGGCAGCGCGTCGGGACGTATAGAGGCCGGTACGCCTTGTAAGCCGTCTTCGGCGCGTATCACTATCGGGTTTGGGAATGTCGCCGCCAGGGACGTTTTACCGAGCCCTGAGTCGCCGCAGATGGTGACTATCGGCATCCGGTCGGCTGGTTTCGTTGCTTGCTCTAATATTGACATTGCTTTCTCTCTTTCCTAATTGAGATTGCATCTTAGGCCATCCGGTGTTATCTTGTCAACACTTCTTATCAACACTTGGATACAAACATGAAAACAGCAGACGCAATAGAGTTTTTCGGTGGCATTAAAGAGCTGGCAAAGGTTTTGGAGATATGGCCGCACAATATAAGTAGATGGGGTGAGAAGGTGCCGCCATCGCGGGCTTATGAGCTGGAGGTAAAGAGTAATGGGAAGCTTAAAGCTAAATAAAATAAAAAACCAATTCAACGGAGCAACATAAAATGAACCAATTCGACTATCTCGATGCAGGATTCAGAATCTTCGGCCTCCACGGCGTTGACGCTAAAGGCCATTGCGAATGCGGCAACCCGCACTGCAAAGCCATTTTAAAACATCCGCGCACCTCGGCTTGGCAGCATACGCCAAACTGGTCAGACGAGCAGCTCGACACAATGGAGCAGATGGGCCAGTTTAATACCGGTTTCGGCGTTCTAGTTGACGAACATATCGTTATCGACATTGACCCACGAAACGGCGGCAGCGAGGCATATGCGAAGCTCTGCAAGGATCTGGACCTGGACTTTAAAGCCTTGTCCGGGTTTGTAGTAGCAACCGGTGGGGGTGGTTGGCATATCTATTTTAAGAAGCCTTTAGCCTTGGCGCTGGCAGGACACCATGCTGATTACGAAGGCATTGATTTTAAATCATCTGGCTACGTTGTCGGGTGCGGATCGTTGCATAAGAGCGGCTCTTTATATGAAGCGGAAAAAGGCCATCCTGACGACATTGCAGAGGCACCCGCTGAGTTGTTGGCATTGTTGGAAAAGCCGGAACATATACGGGCGGAGTTTCGCGGGCAGCAGGTGGACCTTTCCGCCGACGACCTGGGCGCTATGCTTCAATGTATCGACGCGAATTGCAGCTATGAACAATGGATTAAGATTGGTATGGCGCTACACCATGCCACTACGGGCACAGGCTGCGCGATCTGGGATACATGGAGCGCAACCGGCGAGGATTACGCGGGCAGCGAAAAAATAGGTCAGCATTGGCATTCATTCGGGAAATCCGCGTCACTAGTTACAGTCGGAACCTTAGTGCATTTCGCGGAGCAGGGCGGATACCAATCAACCGTGACTTTCGAGACTGAGCTGGTTTATGACGAGCCATTGAGCGACGATAATATTGATCTACTGCGCCCGCCAGGTTTTGTTGGAAAGCTGGTGGAATGGATTAACGGGCAGTGCCGGTTTCCACGCGAGCGTTTAGCAGTAGCAGCGGCCTTGTCGGCGATGGGGAACATTTCCGGGCTGCGCTACGAAGATAAAGTCTACGGCGTTACCACCAATCAATTCATATTTTGCGTGGCAGGCTCTGCAACCGGCAAAGAAGCGATACAGCAGGCCCAAGCCGAAATCCATAAAGCGGCAGGCATTGCACCCGCAACCCACGGCGCTATAAAGTCAGAGCAGGAGATAATCCGCAACCTTATCGACCACCAAGCGGCGTGCTATATTATCGACGAAATGGGTCTAGTGCTGCAAAAGATAGACAACGCCAGAAAGCGTGGCGGTGCGGCATACTTGGAGGGCGTGATTGGCGCGCTAATGTCGGCATACTCAAAAGCTAATTCGTTTATGCCATTAGGTGGCGATGTGCGCAAAGAGATTAAAATGCAATTAGCCAAGGAGCTGGGACAGCTAAAGAAACGCCAAGCAGATGGGGCCGATGTTGAATCTGACATTGCATCAATCGAGCGGCAGCTGTCTACGCTTGACAGCGGCCTGGAGCGTCCTTTTCTTTCATTGATAGGGTACACAACCCCAGTCACGTTTAACGGTCTGGTGGACTATGAGCAGAGCGCAAACGGCTTCTTTGGGCGGTCTTTGATAATCCAGGAGAAAGAAACAAATCCAAAGGCGAAAAAGCGGTTTAAGACTCTGCCAATGGATATGACCATGAGCATGACGCTGGCTAGTATCTACAATGGCGGCTCGGTTGCAGCGACTGGGAAGCAGCGGGTTGAGCATCTATCCGATCGAGTAGAGATACCAACAGAAGCGGCGGCATTGGATCTGCTAGACACTATAGAAGATGAATTCCACGCAATGGCTGAGAAGTCTAAGGAAGCAACACTGGAGGCAATACCACGGCGGGCTTTTGAGCTGGTTTTGAAAGTTAGCTTGGTGTTAGCCATCGATGACGGTTTCCGCTCAGTAGAGCACGTTAGGTGGGCATACGCGTTCGTAAAAGCAGATATTCAAGCGAAGGTAAACCTGGCAGCAGGCAATATGGCGGCAGATGATCGGCGGCACGATGAAGCCTTACATCGTAAAATACTGAACATACTAGACCATGACGGGTTGGGCGAATCCATCGGCGTTATTGCAAACCGTTGCAGACCAGCAAAAAAACAGGATGTTTTAACATCGCTTGAAATATTAATTGAGAAGGGTTTCGTTAAAAACGAGAAGTTTACCGCTTCAAATAATAAAGTAACTGAAAAGTATTTTTTGGCATGATACTTGTATATCGATTGTAGCGCAGCGGCGCTACACTACAATTTTGCAATAATGGCCGCTTTTGCGGCTTTTTTCATGTCTGGCGGGAGAAAGATAGTGAGCCCACTATATTGGAATTTTGGCTTGGAAGGCTCTGGGACGCGGCTTTTAGAGGAAAATAGTAAAATAGTAACTTAGCGCTATATATAATAAATAAAAGAGATAAATAGTATTTAGTTATTCTAGTCTAGATGGTTTTTGAGCTATTGAAAATATAGTATATATACTATATTACTATCTAACTATAATACTCTGAAACCCGCATGGTAGAGCCTTTCCAACATAGTGGACCTTTTACTATCTTACTATTTTTCTAATTAATGCTTGCACCTTTGCGACTTTGCTAGTAATTTGGCCAAACAAACAACGGAGAGAAAACAATGAAAAACGAACAGATTCTATCTATATTGATTTCTGCGCTACCGGCGGCAACCGTTACGCGCCCAGATTCTGGTTCTATTTATCTGAGCTTTGCAGGCTGCAAGGTTAAGCAGATCCGAATTGCAGGGCATTCTGGCCATAAAGCAAAAAAAGGTCACTGGGAATTGCGAACAGATGCTGCTACCAGTCGGAAGGGGTTGGGTCGAATCTATAGCGCAGGATCTATTAACCAGCTGATCAAAGAATTCAAATAAAAACGGAGAGCAAAACAATGAAAAAATTAATCGACGACATCACCGGCTATACGTTCACCTACCAGGTGGCAAAGACTGACCCTAGCCTTTCTATGGCTTTCGCACGAAAGTTTAACCACGGGCTTCCTAGGCTGTCTCACACGCAAGCCAACGCCATATTTAAACAGATACTCGGGTTTGACGTTCATTCGGTGGTATTAGAACAATGAAACTGCAAGAAGCACTGGATGCCGCATACGCTGAGATGAACACCGCATGGTCAGATTGGAGTTACCCGTATGAGCTTGTTGGTGAAGGTTACGACAATTGGCGCAGAGCTTACGAGAAATGGAGTAATGCTTACGAGGCGGTATCTGAATATGAGAGAGAGTTAAATAATGAAAAGCCCGTGCAATAAGACCTGTAAAATAGAAAATAATTTTTGTATCGGTTGCGGGCGGACGCTAAATGATATAAAACGATGGAGTAACGCAACCGAATCGGAAAAACAGGCCATTATTTTTAGGGCCGCTGGAGGCAATAAAATGGAACGACAAATAGAGCTAATGCGCTTGGCCAATAAATCAGTGTTCACTATCGCCCGCGAGCTGAACATCGGCGAAGATGAGGTGTTAGCGGTGATAGCAGGGCTAAAAATGCCACTGCCACGGTCTAAGTCGACGAACGAGTCAGCTGCTATAGCGTGTAAGAAGCGGCGGGCGATTGAAGCGCATCATAATGCCAGGATTGAGCAGGATGGGCACGACCCGCTGGATGATCTGTTGGGTTATTAAAACAATGGAGAAAAACAATGTATCAAATAAGTTTTAGCGGCGGGTTGGGATCGGGAATATCGGCTTTGCTGGCATATGAGCACGGCTTGGACTTCAATCTAATCTTTGCTGACACGCTGATTGAGGATGAAGATCTATATCGATTTAACGCCGACATCGCAAAAGCAGTCGGGAAAGAGATCATTGTGCTAACAGATGGCCGAACGCCTTGGCAAGTTTATGTTGATAAGCGATGGATCGGAAACAGCAGGACGGCGCATTGTTCTACTGAGCTAAAATCTAAGCCCGTTAAACGGTGGTTAAAAGAAAACTCTGTTTTATCCGATCCGCTGGTTCTTGGCATGGATTGGTCAGAGCTTGATCGAATTGAAAGGGCGCAGAAGAATTGGGGTGATCGGCCCGTTGTTAGCCTTTTGAATAAATTTAACGTTGATCGTTCTATGTATGACGCTATTTTAAAACGGCACGGCATAGCAAAGCCAAGACTGTATAAGCTCGGGTATGAGCATAATAACTGTGGCGGGTTTTGCGTAAAGGCTGGGCAGGTTCAGTTTGAAAGGCTTTATAGGACAATGC